GTTTGTGTATAGGTTCTCTTTCTTGTTCCGTTTGTTTAATCTTTGCCATTCCATCTTTCCTCGTGAGTATTATTCTTTTGTAAGTTCCAAGTTGCGGGAACAATCTGTAAGTTATCTAGCGAGTGCGTACCCCCTTTAGATAAAGGTTTTATATGGTCTACATTCCACTCAATATCTGTTGTTTTTGAAAGCTTTGAGGACATAGTATATACCCATCTCGCCATCTGTTTATCTTCGCTAGAAATAATACAATTGTTTTTTTGTTTATTTGCTTGATATGTCTTTGCATATGCATTTAGTTTACCTCTATTAGCTTCATTATAAGCTTTTATATAAACCTTTCTTTTTTCTTTGTTAACTTTTCTATAAACTATCTTTTTTGCTAATATCTTTTCTCTATTAGCTTTATAGTGCATTTTACTATACGCTCTCGTCCTTTCTTTATTAGCTTCACGATAAGCTTCTATTTTTTCTATACTAGCTCGGTAATAAGCTTTATACTTTTCTTTGTTTTTCTCGTACCAAGCTTTTCTGTATTCTTTACTTTTCACTTTCCATCAATCATCCCTAGTAAAAGTTTTAGGGTCTACCCCGACGAAGCCACAGGATTGTGGTTCGGTTATTTCAAATCCAAATACATCAGGGTGGTCGCCCGGTAGGTTGCTATACTTTGTTAATAAACAACTCGCCGCTTGGTATTCACTACAGTTTTCATGATAGTATTCTATCGCCGTCTGGCAGTCATTAAAATATCCAACGAATTCTAGATCGTCGTAGTTGCCTGATAATGATACTGTTAGAATGAATGCACCTTCTGTTAAAGTCATTTCTTTTTCTCCCGACGAAGCTTGTTGTCGTCCTCTTCTTTTATCTCATCTTCCCACTCTATTTTTTGGCGAAAGATTTTATCAAAGTTACTTTCATATTTATGTTGGTCTGTATGTCTTCGTTTACTTCCTTTCCCGACATTGTTATTCATTGCTCATACCTCCTAAAAGAATGCCTCCAGTAATCCATCTCTTCTAATTATATGTCCTTGCAAAGTAATTCTGTATTCATTAGGGGTATATTCTTTCATACCCGCTATCCTATGAATTGTTTGTCCATTATGTATCACTAGGTCTTTTTCATTATACGCTAAGTGTTGCCGTTGATGAAACGCGTCGATGTAGTCCATACCTCCCCCTGATTTGGGTAGCTTGATTGCAAGTGTAAAAGCATAGCTATCAACGTCTTCTAGTCCTAGTGTAACGTGAGGGTGATCTTGGTGCCAATTACCTGTTATCTTTAAAAACTTTTTGTCGCTCGGAAAGATATGAAATCCCGGAACTCTTAACTGAGTCGTTAGATAAATATCTTCTGCAAATACACTGTTCAACGCCTTTCCTACTTCAGTATATAACTCGGCAAATGTTTGAACCATCATCTCGTTTTCAGCGGGTAAATCTTTATAATATTTTTTTGTTTTACCGTCTAGGTATGCACCCCGTCCTAGAGTAAAGAACGGATAGTCTTTTGACCTACTAATCCACTTGTCTTTCGTAGACAGAACTTTATTAGTTACTGCTTCTGTATCTATATCCAAAGGTACAGTAGTAAAAGGTGATTTTTGTTTCATCACTTCCCCTTCCCATTCAATATCTAAATCCATTAGCAATCTCCATAGTTATCAGCCACGCCTGATTCACAAGCAATAGGCAATCCGTCTGCCCATTCAGGTGCAATAGACATGATGTTCTCAATATACTTTGTTCCAGACTCTACTTCTTCATCAGGTAGCACACAAACAACTGCGTCATGAACTGTTAGTGCGGGTCTATACTTCTCGTTAATATCAATCATCTGTTCTCCAATTACAATCCTAGCTAATGCTTGAACTACATTCTCGGTTACACTCCCACCCCAAATAGTGACTTGCATGTTATATCTTTTCTTATATAAGTATCTCTTATTAGATTCAGAAGTGTCTACATGAAGATCGGGGTATCGTATATAAAGTCCGTTAGGGAATTTGATACCCTCTTTATCTACGAGTAAGGTGTTGTGCTTATCTAAATAGTATGGTTCTTTTCCTACAGGCCAATAAACTAAATCTTGTAGTGCGTTCTCACAAGTCCGCCAGAAGTCTGTAACCTTGTTGTTCATATTTCTATACACCTGAACTAATCTTTTACATTCGGCTTCATCGAACTCTACACCCGCACCTAGCTTCAAAACATTCTGAAGTTTAGCAGCACCCGTTCCATAACCTAGTCCTAGAATACAAGTCTTACCGACTGCTCGTTCTACCTTGTTTCGCTTGTCTATCTTCCTGTTATAAACCTTACTCGCAAACTCACAATAAACATCTCTACCCTCGGCATACCATTGTGTGACATCTTCCTGACCTGATAGCCATACTAAAATCCTAGCTTCAATCTGAGATGAGTCACAGTTAATGACCTTGTGTCCGTATGGTGCAACCACCGCTTGTTTCAATGTTTTCTTACGTGCGTCTCTCGACGGTAAGTTTTGGAAGTTAACTTTGTCTGAACCTGACCAACGCCCCGTGTGTGCGCCGTAGTATTTCAACGGGATAGGTAGCCTACCTTTGTTTCTAGCCCCCACGCCTATGAATCGTTCTATCCTAGTTTTCTCTATCGTAGACTTCGTGCCTAACCGAACGGCACACAACTCTTGTATAAAAGAGTCCTCATGCCCCTGTAAGTCTATAAATCCTTGGTCAGTTTTAGCTAAAGCGAATGTTTGTTTACCTGTTGTAACAGATTCTTTCATGGGTACGACTGCACCCAACTCGGTTATCAATTCAGCAAACTGTTTGTTACTTGCTAACTTCTTCCTAACAGATTCTACATCTTCACACTCAAGTCTAGCCATGAGTCCTTGTAACAACTCCTGGGTTTCTATCTTAAGTTCTTCAAGTCTTGTAATAAGTAACCCGTCGTTAACTTCTAGTAGGGGTTCTGTAAACATACGAATAGTTATGTCTATTAGTTTTAGTTCATTGTGTGGAAAGTCTTTGGATAAAACTTGAAATAGTTTATAGGTTAACTCGGTGTCGTTGATACAATACTGCCCATATCTATGTAGCTCGTGTGGCTGAAAGTCTTCTAGGCGTTTACCTTTAGCGTCTAAAACTTCCGTGCCTTTCTCACCTAGATTATAGTGCTTGGATAAGTATGCAAGAGATCCACCCGCGTTTGTTCCATGTATTGCACGAGCCATACATAGTGTATCAAGGTATATTTTTGGAGTTATGTTGTAGATAAAACTTAAGATAGCACCATCAAAAAGCATATTGTGGCAGACAAGTAATGAGTTATCCCAATCTATTTTATCAAGTTCTGCCTTAAGTTCTTCATGTGAACCTGAATACCATTTTGTTTTCCCGTCGTCTACCTTGACGGCGAACCCAACTACTTGAAACTTTGGGTCTCTAATGTATTCTTCTGTTGTTAGATTTGATAAGCTAAACCCTACATCGTAAAATGTTTCAAAGTCAATCGTTATTAGATTCAAGTTTTCCCTTTCTCTCTTTTATACAAAATCCTTTTAAGTTCATTACTCCCATGTCTGATTTTATTGAGCAATACCATTTGCCCCCGTGGTTAATCTTTGCGTCATCACCACACTTGCAACAAACTGCGGGACCAACTCTATTGTCTTCTTTAATAATTGTCATAGCTTACTCGCATAATATTCATGTTCATTACGGCATATAGGAGAACACCATCTTCTCTTGTCACTCAAAGCTTTATCGCACCAAAGACACTTGCCTGACTCGTTCTCAGGCACTTCTGTATTAACAGATTTTAGCGTGGCTTCTAATTGTTTCTGAACCTCGTCGTTGGCATTATCAGCTTCATCGCTCATATTATAGTTCCTTTCCATGGAGTTTTTTCCATTCTTTGTTTGCTAGTGATGGGTTCAGGGATAACAAAGTCATCTTCTTTAGCCCACCTTATTAAAACTGATAGCCCTACCCCCGCATAAGTTGCTACCTTGGTTCTAGGTGCGTCAGGTTTCCTCTGCATATAATCTTTGGCTCGGTTTATAATCTTTTCTCTTTCTTCTGTTGAATAAGCCACTTTAGGCATTCCTTTTCCTTTCGTTTAAAGTAAACATTCCTCACAATTGTCAAACGCTAATTCGTATTGTGAGATTTGCTGTGTTGGTTTTGGTTGTTTTAATCTTACTATCCTACCTTGAAAATGATTTTCAGTAAAGTATTTTACCTCCGCATTACTCCATCGATACTTCCTGATAATCTCGCCCTCGTCATCAAGTAGGGCATGAGTAAAGTCATTCAACGCCTTTGTCCTCATATGTTTTAATCTGCCTTTGGGCATACCATATCATTTTCTTTAAGTCTTGAATCGGGTTTCCCTTATGTTTACATCTCATCAAGTATTTGCCGCACTGCCACAACAAAGGGTCTTCAGGAAAAAACTCTTGTAGAACATCTATGACTTCAAACTTTGTCATAGTGTAATGCTTGGGTCGATCGACAACATCTTCTTTTAAATTTGCTCTCATGTATCTATCCTCTCAATAATGTTAAATCTATATTCTTGCGTTTTAAAAAATAATTCTAATGCGTCTATGTCTGTTTCATCAATCACCATAGAATAGCCACCCGCTTTTTTAATGTCACTCAAGTGTTTGTTCTGTAACGCCGTTGGTTTATTGCCGTTGGCTTTACACTCGATTCCAATAAAGTGTCCGTTGTAACAAGCCACAATATCAGGCACACCCGATGAGCCATAACCGCCCGTCGCGGGATAGAAGTAATAACATTCGTTCGCTTGTAGAACCTTTGTCACTTTGTTTTTAACTTTCTTTTCAGGTGTCATAAATATCCCCTCGATATAACAGGGATAATGCTAAGTTCTTTTCCCTGAGAAGTCCATAAAGCACCCGCGTCATTACCCTCATCGTCCATCATGGGTACTATCCAATGTCCGTCAGTAAATTCTATAACAACATTAGCTTTAGTCCACCCTAGGTCATCTACTTCTTGGGCAGTCATATATCTAATATGTTTAACAGTTTTACCTACTAAAAAGTCAGTGACTTTACTCGTCCAATTCTCCACTAGCCCCTCATATTTATTCTTCACAATTTCCCCCCGCACAATATTTGCTATTGCTTAAGATTTCATCTTCGAGTTCTTTGAACGCGTCGTCTTTCATAATCTTTTTTCGTTCTTCACTTAACCTTTCAACAAGCGGATTACTGCTCTCGGTTACATCTATCTGAATCAATAGACCTCGATCTCGAGCATGGTCTGCTATGACTGATTTTACAAAGTCAACGGGTTCAATGCCCTCCCAATTTGATACTTTGTCATACTTCTCGTCATCAAGTTTTACATCAATGATAACGCTAAACCTTTTATACCCCATGTCTACGCTCTCCTCTTTCTGTTGTTGTCTCGATAGATATAATCATCACGAGTTATATCAGGGTCTGATTCTAGTTCCTCAATCCACTCGTCAACTTTATCTGCTACATCATTAGGACATTCGGATAGATTAACTACTTGGCCGTCATTGGTATACCCAACGATTTCCCATGCTACTATTTTTTCTAATATCATAATATGGTTTCCTCTCTAGTTAAAAATAAAACGAATCTAAAACATTACACCTTGTTTCTAATTGTGTCAAATATTGTATTACAAGTCGATCGACGGATTGGTTTCCATTTAGGTTTCCATTTAGGTTTCCATTTAGGTTTCCATTTATCTTGGTTTCCCTTTTGGTTTCCCTTTTAGATTATATTTTTTTAGGTTAAATTTTGAGTTTTAGGTTTCGGCTGCCGAATTCATATCACTGGCGAGTGGTAGGAAAAATTGAGTAAATAGAGCGAATTGTCAGTGTTGGCAATTATGGGGTAATTGATTACACCAAAGGTATAAATGGATAAAGTCATAAAAAAATAGACAACCCTGAAAAATAAACGCCCATAATCGACCGCTATGCGATTTAAATAACACAACCTAACCATAGGTATCACCCTATGGTCGACTTATCGCTCGTCTATGGTCGCGTGGTGTTGTGGCTTATGTATTTATTTCGAGGACTGTATCAATACCCATGCAACATACACAAGTATTGCACCGCCCAAGGCGTAGAACAACACGCCCGTGAACAGTAGAATTAAAACGAATACGACCGCTATAAAGGCAATCAATAGTCATTCCCCCCTGTGTCTCGTAAGGCAACAACATCTTCTGCCATGAACTTCACAAGGTCAGCTATCTCGGTCGGCGTATAGCCTTTAAGAGTTTTCTCAACATCTGCGGTCGACATATAGGCGAAGTCTTCATAGTCATATATAGCCGTGTTGTCACTCCTCGGATAATCTTCATACTCCCATGAATCCCGTAACCCCCAACCCATGCCACCACCATATGAGTGTTTAGGCTCTGGCTTACGCGTGGCGGATATAGGTGCAGTCGCCCAATTAACACTCACAAGTTTATCCCGTAGCTTAACCAGAAAGTTAAGGTCTTGCGTTTCGCGGTGCGAATGTTGTGCCATATAACCCACGCCAAGATTGGTACATTCAGGTATGAGATGAGTAAATTCAGCAGAATCCGTATAGACACCTTTCGGGGATATTTTGAATCCCATGCCGAGTATCTTTGCAAACTCATTACCAAACTCATTCGAGCAACATTGAGATGAGTGTTGAGTAGTAATAATTTCATCACAACCCATGCGGTCTAAACTTATCATGTGAGTAAAGGTCTTGAAATAATCTTCCTGTTCCTCTGCCAAACATGATGAGCCAATACACCCCTGTTCTTCACCTCGGAAAAATATATAAGTGCCAAATACATTAGCTCTTATCATCTCCAACATAAGCCATACGCCCGACCCGTCATCTGCACCAAGACAATCCTGTTGTGTATCAACGAACGCCGTGCCGATTGAATCAATATAAACATCTTGAAGTATTCGTTCAGGTTCGGTTCTATGAACTGTATCGATATGACTTGCCCAACATATATTATTGTCAGACTTTTGGTTCGCGTTGTCATACTTGTATGCCATTATCTCCCCGCGTTCAGACTTGATAGGCGTAAAGTCTTTCATGTATCTATCGATAAACGCTTGTTCGCCTTTGCTCTCATGTTCTCGGCGGTATGAATAGATAGTGCATATATCTATAAATTCAGGGTTGGTATTATCATCACTAACAATATCCCCTTTATTCTCAATCTTCACATCTGTTACTTTTGTATCAAAAATATCGTAACTCATTAAAAATCTCCTATGGTAAGTAAATAAAATCAGGGTTATCAATCTGGCAAGTAGTGCCGTCAGGTAAAGTCTTAACCCTTGTGTTGTGAACATGGGTAATTTTTCTAGGTTTACCCCTAAATATATATTGGCTTTTGTCTCTTGGTGATGTAACAAGAGTATCGTCAGGAACAAAAGTATTAAATGTAACCTTAACAAAGTCAGTAGGTAGAATTTCTTTAACACCCAACGTCTTGCAGACCTTGTTATATTCTTTACCAACAAAAATCTTTGGTCGTCTCAATCTTGAAAATCCTGATATGTTCATCTCAAGTGAGTTAAATCTTTCAAAAGTCTTTTCATTCATTACCCAACCAAATTCAGTCGATAATAAATCATGTGATTTTGTCCAATATTTCAATCCGTTGAATCGTGTTGAATCCTCATTCGAGGTGTAATTGTAGACATCACCGCGGTCAAAATAATTAGTGAATGGATCTTGTAACGAATCGAATCTTGGGTTCATAAATTTAGGTCTAACGAATCCCGCTATATCCATATATAAATCGAATCGTTTATCATCTAATCCTGAACTAATCTTTACATAGTTATCGTCCATATAAGAATCAACAATTCTATAAACAAGCATTGAATTTATATTGTGGTCGTCTATTAAACATTTGCCCTCGCATATAGGTAATCCATTGTCGTCACGCGTAAATTCATTATGATAATCTACTGTATTAATTTCAGGCTCGTGAACCTCTCTACATACATCATCATGACATGAGTAACAAAGATTTTCGCCGTCAAGGTGATAAGTATCTTCATCTGCAATACTGTCATCACACTGATTACAATAGTTATAATTATCGTCTTCGTCTTCATCTTCATCGCCGTCTGAATACGACCGCCCGTTAGTATTCTCAAGATAATGGTCTGTCTCGTTATCATCTTCTATATGTAAATACTCTCGGTCATCTAGGGTCTTATTAACCGCGTAAACCCACTTCTCACCCAAAATATCATGGCTCTGCCCGTCAATATATGGAACTCGATAACAGTCATATTCTGATATCCAATGCCCGTCAAGATAAACGCCGTTTAGATTCACGCGGTCGGTATATCCGTCTGCTGACAATTTTTGTTTCAGAAAATTACCTAGTTTGGATTCACTCGCATGGGGATATAACCTGATATAACCTTTGTGTTCATCATCACGAACAATACTACGCCCGTGGATATATCCGTCTTCGTCTTTCAAGACTGCGAGTTTCAAAACAGACTTCGGGTTCGCGTAAACTTTAACGGCTCGTTTATTAGTCATACATGAGTGAGAACGCTCATATCGGTCGCTCTGATTATCTTCATGGTAGGCGTTGAACCATTTGTCCTGTTGCTCGTCTACTGATTCCTGATTGTTCTCGCACTTGCCGTCAATATATTCTAGCGATAAGTCATTGAACCCCGCGTGTAAAGTCAAAAAATTATCCGCAAGACCTTTAACTTGTTTATCGTTCAGCCCTAAAAAATCTCTGAACTTCGCGAGGTATTTTCCAAAGGTGGTCACAATCTCACGCCCTCGTTTCATGTCTGCTAAATCACGATAGTATGCGACTTTGCCCTCAATGGTCAGGCTTTGATGTAAGAAAGTTAAATTATCTAACCGCCCGATTGCAATTTGGTGAGTCTCATAATCATAATCAGTCCCTCGGCATAACTCTCGCCAATCCAACATACGCCAATCTTGTTTTCTTTTTAAATCGATAACCTCGTTGTAGTCCGATATGGTCGGGTATCCTATTTTTGAAAAGTTAATATATTTTTGTCTCATCTTAAGATTTTGAGTCTTTAAAACTGACAGTCCATATATACCCGTAAATATTAATTTACAGTAGGCGTTCGCAATTTCAATCTGACGTAATAACATCTGATTAAACTTT